ATATTATGCTCAACTTGTAGTTGATCTTGCTATGAAGAATAGTGGACCTGTAGGTTGGACTATTATGTTTCCAGAAAAAGATAGGTTTCAGGGAGATGATAGTTTTGCTAGTATTTTAAATCAAAACTTAGTAAATGTACCTGGTGCTAGAAAGAATCCGGTCAACTTTAATATATTAAGTCAAACACCAAGTGTAAAAGGCATAAAGTCAACAGGACCACACATAGGCACAGGCACAATAGGACCTGTACCTGCAAAAGATTATTTACTTACATGGCCTAACCTTGTAACTAATGTTCCTATGTTGGAAGTAGTAAGTAATGGTAAGGGTGTTTTAGCATCAGCACCACAACCAGATAATCAAACAAGAACATACCCACTTGCTATTACAGTTGGTGATAAAATTTATCCTAGTTTTGCAGTAGAAATGTTGAGAGTAAAAACAGGTAAACCCAGTTATATAATAAAAACAAGTGAAGTAGGAATACAGGAAGTAGCAGTACCTCCATATGAAGCAATAGTTACGCAACCAGACGGAACAGCATATATAAGATTTAATAACAAATTTACAGAAATAGATTATGAGGGTTCAGAAAGCATACCGGATTTAGCAGGTAAATTTGTTATAGTAGGCGTAACAGCAGAAGGTATAGCAAACCCTGTGCCTACACCAAGAGGGAACTTATATCCGCAACAAATACAAGCTCATATGCTACAAAACTTTGTAGATGGTAGTAACATAACAAGAAGTCAGTTAAGTGCTATCATAGAGCTTCTAGTAGGGTTACTGACTATGGTACTTGTTGCTTTAGCAGTATATAAATTACCATTACTTTTAACAGCACCTATGGCTTTAACAGTATTAGGCGGTATAGCATATTTTAGTGTACACAAATATACAAGTAGTTTAGTATTATTAGATGCAACTTTTCCTGTTCTTGCAGGATTTTTAATATTTACACAGGCGGCATTTAATAATTTCTATAAGCAATTTAAGTTGCGTGAGCAAATTAAGAAACAGTTTGAACATTACCTTGCTCCAGCAATGGTTAAAAAGTTACAAAAGAATCCAGAACTGTTACAGTTAGGTGGAGATACAAAAACAATGACTTATTTGTTTTCAGACATTCGTGGATTTACTCCTATAAGTGAACAATTCAAAACAGACCCACAAGGTTTAGGTAAACTTATTAACAGATATATGACACCAATGACTGATCTGGTTATGCAAAAAGAAGGAACAATAGACAAATATATTGGTGATGCCTTAATGGCTATTTGGGGAGCACCACTTGATATAGAAAATCATGCTCAGTTGGCAATCGAAACAGCACAAGAGATGGAAGTAGAGTTGGCTAAATTAAATAAAGAATTAAAAGCAGACGGACTTATGGAATTAGGAGTTGGCATAGGTATCAATACAGGTGATGCAGTTGTAGGTAATATGGGAAGTAATCAACGATTTGATTATACTGTATTAGGTGATAGTGTAAACTTGGCGGCCAGATTAGAAGCACAAACAAAAGAGTATGGCGTGTTCTTTATGTTTACAGAACACACTCTAAAACAAATAAAAGCACCTGAAAATTTAGTCTTATTAGATAAAATAGCAGTAAAAGGTCAAACAGCACCAGTATCAATTTACACAATATTAAATGACCATAAGTTAGCAAGAACAATAAACAGAATGGTAGATGCATATCAAAACAGGGAATGGAGTACAGTCGCACATCAAATAGAGATTATGACTCAGCATAATTGGAATCCGATTTTAGCAAATTTATATTCTGAAAGAATTAAACAACCTATGCCTAAGGGCGAATGGGACGGAGTAGAACGTAAAACAACTAAATAGTAATATGAAAAACTTTTTACACAACATAGCACAGAAAGGAAAAACTGCTTTAGTATGGTTAGGACAACTGGCTTACAACATCTATAAAGCAATAGCAAAATTTATTTTTAAACTTCTTTATGAAGAATATGAATTAACTGTTTGGTATCTCAAAGACTCAGTAAGAGATAAAGACGGCAATATTACCACCACACGAACAAGTAAAAGATACTTGTTAAAAAAGATTTCTAAAAAGACTCCAAAACATATCAAAGGAAAAGATATGGAAGGAAGAGCATTTGAAATTAGAACTGTGGAACCTTTTGATTATCAAATAAGAAAAATATATTAATTACTCATCTGGTGTCCAATTTTTTAGTCCTCTAAAAAATTTATAATAATGTTTAAAATCTTGAAGTTGCTGTTTGGCATGAAACATTTCAAGGGGTATTTCTTCATTGTGTTTTACAAGAGGGAAATAATATCTTTTAATAATTCTTTCTAATCTTCTTATATCCTTACCTAAAGCATCAAGTATTATATCATTGTATTCTTTATCACATACAAGATCTACTAACCAATAGTGGTACGGATGCTCAGGATTAAATCTCCTGATCACATCTCTAGTCTGATAATACATAGCTCTTACTGGATTCATACCTGGCCTGTATAAATTCATTATTTCTTTGAATCTAAAACTTTCATGTTCAGTAGATTTATTCTTTATAACTCTAGCATAATCTTTTTTCATCGCTAGTTTTAAAGAATCCACATTCTCTTCTATCCTTTCATAATACTCTTTGTATAACTTATCTGCAATTTTTCTATGCTTTGCAGACAAGGAATTATAGTACACATTTTTAATTTCTTCTATATCGTATGTGCCTTCAAGTATTGTATGTGGAATAGTTTTAGTTCTTTGAAATATATCTAAGTCACTCTGTATTCGCAAGACTACTAAATCTATGACTTCGCCTTTGCTCATATGTATATTTATTCAGAATGGATTTTTAATATTGTATGTAGTTTTTGTGTACCCTTATTGTAGGACAAAGTAACTTTAGCACCATTATGTAAAGGTTTAGGCCATTGTCCTATATTTACCCAGGCGTAACCTGCACTTTCACCGTTTAATTTAGGAGGTTGGAATTCTTGATCAACTACATATACAAAACTATAGTAGTAAAACTTTTTATCTTTGCTTTGATAAACATCTAAAGGATTTAATTTTTGTAGTTCTGGAACGAACCCTATTTCTTCATCAAGTTCACGTTGGATACATTCGTAAGGAGTTTCACCTTTTTCTATAATACCTCCCCAAAATCCCCAGGTATGATTAAATCGTTTGTTGCCCTCTCGTAATTGCAACATACATCTTCCTGTGTCTTTAGCAAGAAATAAAACTCCTGCCGCTGTGGTGTTCATTATAAACTAAGTCTCCAAAATCCTGGATTATATTCTCCTTCATAACTACTTATCCAGGCTTTGCCGGTCCATTTATATTGTTTGGAAGTAAATGAATTATTAATATAATGAATATCATTAGAACTAGCACTAGCATCAAATACTACAGTCCATGCAGAACCGTTATATTGAATTATATCATTTTCTCCGGCGTCTACGTCCCAATTAGGATATCCTGATTTTGTTATTTCTTCTGTTATTAAATATCTTTGCCCATTAGATGCGGCCGCTAATGTGCCGTCACCAGGATAATTTGTTCTTGGATCTATTATTTTATCCACAGCGGAAAGTGTATTAGTAGGCAATGTATCTGTATCTAAATTAAAAATTAATGATGTTTCGCTTGTTGGATTCTTAGTTACTGTGCCATACACTAAGTTTAATAAGTTATCTGAATCTCCGCTTATATTTAATTTAAGTAAACTTGTAGATCTTATTTCCCCAAGTTGTTCTATAATATTTGACCATTTAACTTCTGTACCATCTTGTTCTACTAATGTAGCAGTAGAACCTATTACTTGAACTTTATAATCTCCAGGTGTTGTGACTATTTCAAATGTATCTTCTATAGTACCAAAGAAGTCTGCGTAATCTTGACTGTATCCTAGTTCTGATATGTCTGATACTGAATGAACATTGTTAATAATTTCTTGAATAATTGTTTGTCTTTTTACTTTTGCAGGAGGGCTAATCCAAATAGGTAATGCAAATGTTAAGGTTGAAATATCCAAATTTTCATCTACACCTGCAGGTATACCTCTACTACTCCAAGCAATATCTGTAAGTTCTACTTCAAAAACACTTGTCCAATCTAAGGGATTACTATTAGACTGTAATTGTATACTTGGATTAAATAAAACAAATATTTGTTCTAATACCTGTAATTTAGTGTCAGTATTAGTAGTCCAAAGATCTACATTAACTGTCAAATTATATGGAACAGGCATATACCTCTGTGTAGAATATAGATTTCCCTGTTCAGAAGAATAAGTATTAGTTTCTTTGTCAAATTCCCTTTCTGCTATTTGGTTTGTATCTACAAAGAAAGGCTCTGCTATTCTATCTCTTGCAGGCTGAATACTTTGTATAGTAACACTTATAAACGGAGCACTATTAATAACATTTTCAGAATTGTTTCGCAATATATTTGCCACCATTCTACTAGCATCACCGTATCTTGCTGGCACACGGTTGTAACTAACACCGTCTTTTGTGTATTCTCTTACTTTAAAGTTTGAGAATATTCTAATGACCTGAAGTAGATAACGTTTTATCTGTTCGTCATACCAATAATCTAAATTCTTCCCTGCCATTAGTTGTCTGTCCTAGGTTTGATGACTTTACTTAAATTTGTTTTTTCGTTAGCATCAGTGCCATCGCTTTCGCTAGTAATATTATCATTATTAATAAATGTAGCAAGTATTCTATTAGCCGCTGACCAAGCCTTACGTCCATCTGTTCCTACATTTAACCAACGTGTTCCTGATTTTTTAAATAATCTATTTGGGCTAAAATCTGTTCTTAAGAAATAATCACCATCACTAGTTCCACTAACTGGAAATGTTTCTCCACTACCAACTAAACTTAATCCGTTTACTGGTGTCCCGTCTGCTCCACCAAAGTCTATACTTGGTTTGTCAGGAACTGTTTCATCAAAATATAAGTGTGTAGTATTTCTAAATTGTGGGTCAAAAGGCACATCTTTTTCTGCTTGTTCTAGTATTTTATCATTTATGTTAATATCATTTGCGTATGTACTAATTAAGTTTCTTAAATCTTCTTCCTCTTCACCAGTACCTAATATATCTCTGTACTCTTGTGAATCCGTAATTGGGCCTAATTTTACTCTCCACAAATGAGGCCACCAACGAGGGTCGTAGCCTTCTGCTGGTCTACTTGCATCTGTTACCACATAATATCTATTAATTGCCTCTTCACTGCCTAAAAGTAAATCATCTCTTAGATGTGGTAATTCTAACACATCACCTGCCATTAATTTCCTGCCTACTGCAGAAACCATACTTTCAATATGAAAATTCATAAACAGGGTATCATTTGCTAAAAACATACCAAACTGTGTCAAATCAAATGCATCACTGTCGCCTATGTTATATTGACCACGTAATTCGTAAATATCTTTATCATACTTTCTATCTCTGTTTTCTAAAAATAGTAAGTCTTGTATAAAAACTTCTGTATCATTTGCCGCACTACTAGGTCTTGTAGGGTCTCCTTCGTCTGGAGTAGTATGTACACCTAAGTATTTGTGAACATGTACACCGGTACCACCGGCGTAAAGGTGCTCTCCGACTATTCTGTCAGTAAAATTATAGTCATTAGTCTTGACTGGATTCCATAAACTTAATTTAGGCATACTACTATTTATCGCCTTTACAAATCCTATCGTAAAGTAATTAACAACATATTTAATTGCGATAAATATTTTGAAGGAAAGGTGGCTGAGCGGCTTAAAGCACTTCCCTGCTAAGGAAGAGTACGGGTTACCGTACCGAGGGTTCGAATCCCTCCCTTTCCGCCAGGAAAAAATTATGAGAAATATTAATATATTTTATTTAGAAGACGGATTTCAATTTACAAAAGAAGTATTAGAACAGCACAGATCATTAGGCTGGACTGGTCGTGAGCCTTTACCATTACATATTTTAACACAAATTGAGTTAGAGCAGAATTTTAATCCTTTTAACGAATTATTTGATATTAATATAATAAACAATGGTGACGTAAGTAAATGTAAAAAAGACGAAATTACTCTTGTACCTATAGATATACAAAGTTTTCCTATCACTATAGAAAATCGTAAGTATTATGAGTTATCACATTTCGGTATAGAGATAGATAAAGTTGTTCAACATATACTTTCTTTAAATTTGCCTAATTTAGCATTTTTATTTTATTCAAGTACTGAACCATATTTCTTTGATGCAAATATTTACTTTGCAGAACTTGGAGCAAAAAATCCTCACATTAATATTATTTTAAGTGGCTCAGGGGAAACAGAAGACTATTTTGGACATTTTACAAGACATACAAGTAGAGTATCTAATGTACATAAAATACATAAACTTTGGTATTTTGATAGAGTACACTACATGACATTTTTATCTGAAAATGAAGAATTTAAAAAAGTTCACATGGAAATGGACAGGAAAATGAGTGGTAGAGAAAAAAATCTCTATGATATTGTACCAAATAAATTTGTGTGTACATTAAGAAATTGCAGGGCTCATAGATTGCTTTTCTCTACAATGTTAGAAAATAGTTCAATAGGATTAGAAGATATTACTTATGGTAGATTCTATAGTTTAAGACCAACTGACCTTATGAAAATCGCAAGTAATCAAAATACAAAAGACGAATACCCATATCATATAGAATTAATATCAACAAGTTTAAACCAATTATTACACAAAGAAGAATTAGAAGACAGTTTTATTAAACAAATGATGAATAATCTTATGAGTCGTCCTCATATAATAGACATGAAAAATATAGATGATAGAGGTATACCAGGTCATTGGTTATACGAAGATTGTGATATAGTAATCTCACCTGGTGGAGAGCCATATGGATATGGATATGTAGATGAAAAACAATTCATACCTATGGCTTTTAAGAAACCATATATAACTTTTGGTTGCAAAGGCATATACGAAGAATTAAAAAATATAGATTTTAAAACATTTGATGATTGTTGGCCTGTGAATTTTAATCAGGCAGATACATTATATGAAAGAGTAAAAGGCTTTTTCACAGTATTTGAATATATAAGAAATTTAAGTCCTATTAAATATAAAGAATTATTAGAACAAACAAAAGAGAGTGTTGAGTTTAATTATAATCATTTAGTAAATGGAACATTTAGAAGAATAAGTAATGAAAACTTTTTTAAGGAGTTGAACGATGCCTGCAGTTAGAGGAGCAAGACCTGTAAGGAATAAAGAAATACAGGATTTTCATTGGCATTTAGATAAAAACAATTTGAAAAACATAACACTTCTGGAATATGAAAAAGTTTGGAGGGAATGGTTTAATTATTCAAATACAAAATCTTTACGAGGTTTAGAAAAATTTACTCATGTAGATTACACTCAAGGAACAAGTCAAACATTTGATCAGTTTATTTTAAGATATAGTAAGGATAGAGAAATAATTGTACTTAACGGAGATTTTCAATATCATGCTTGTTTAGGAAAGCATGTTGAATTTAAATATGTAGATTATCCTCACCATTTAGAAAGTGTATTACAAGGTCCTGGATTACATGCTTTGCTTATTAGTGCTCCTTTTAGTGACTTTGGTTCCATACATCCAGACTTTGAAGAAATAATGAGAATATGTAATGTAATGGATATACCTGTATGTTTAGATTTAGCATATTGGGGTATTAGTAAACATATCCATATAAATTTAGATGATTTCCCTGCAATTAAAGAAGTAACGTGTAGTTTAAGTAAACCATTTTTCACATTAGAAAACCACAGAGTAGGCGTACGGTTTACTAAAGATTATGTAGATGACGGTGTTAGTATGCTTAACGAAGTAAAAATGCAAAATAATTATAGTATGGCTTTAGGCGTAGAATATATGCGTAATTTTTCTCCTTATTACAATTGGGAAAAATATAGAGACTTATATGAAACCGTTTGCCAAAATGAAGAATTAGTTTGGACAGATACAATGATTTTTGGATTAGGAGATGATGTAAGGCATTCAGAATTTAATAGAGGTGTATCTGGTAACTATAGAGTCTGTATTTCGGACTGGTTAGGCGATTGTTAAATAAATAGTAGCATATTATAACTACACCAGGAGACACATAAATGATAGTTAATTCTCACAACGACTGGGATCCTTTGGAAGAGATCATCGTTGGACATGCCCACCACAGCAGAATAGCAACTGACATTTCTGCAAGAAGTTTCAGTTATGCAAATTTTCCAAAAGAAGACGTAGAAAAATTAGAAGGCACTTACCCACAATGGGTAATTGACGAAGCCAATGAAGATGCAGATGGACTTGCAAAAGCATTAGAAGATTTAGGTGTTATTGTACACCGTCCAAAAATTATTGATTGGGACAAAAAGAATTACGATATAGGTCAAGGCTGGAACACAAAAGGCTGGTACAGTTGGTGTCCACGTGACTTAATTCTGCCATTAGGTGATATGCTTATTGAAACTCCTACTCCTGTAAGAGCAAGATATTTTGAAACAAGATTATACGAAGACATAATGTACGAAGCATTTGAAGATGGAGCATTATGGTTTTCTGCACCTAAGCCAAAACTACATGACGACATGTACACTTTTGAAGACATTGAAAACAAACCAACATTACTCAATCATGAGATATGTTTTGATGCACCTAATATTGTTAGAGTTGGTAGAGATTTATTATATCAAGTTAGTAACTCAGGAAACATGAAAGGTTATAAATGGCTAAAAAGATTATTAGAGCCAATGGGTTACAAATTACATTACAGTGAACTTTACAGTTTTGCACATTTTGATAGCACTATTGTTCCACTAAGACCTGGACTAGTTCTAATGAATAGTTCAAGAGTTACACCAGATAACTGTCCTGAGATGTTTAAGAAGTGGGATAAGATTTGGTTTGATGATTGTGTAGTACAAGGCAGTAAATTAGCAGACGAAGGATATATGCCTCCCTGTTCACCATATATTGGTATGAACTTACTAAGTGTTGATGAAAATACTGTAGTCTTAGATTCTGCACAAGAGCCACTGATGCGAGAACTTGACAAGTACGGTATAGATAGTGTACCAGTACAGTTCCGTCACTCTATGACGCTCTCTGGCGGCATACATTGTGCTACTTTAGACCTAAGACGTAGAGGAACTTTAGAGAGTTATTGTGATTAGTTACGGTAATATAAACATCGACATACCACTCGCTCAATTAGAGAATATAAAGTATGAAGATTATTTTCAGTGTTATCAACAATATGATAAGATTGAAAAATATTATACTGAACATAATAGTAGTATTTGGCAAATGTTTGAGGAATCACCTGATTGGGTACACAATCTAGCAAATAAGATTCCTCAAGACTTTGATCATCATGTGGTCAGTACTATAAAAATAGAACCAGGTCAAACTATTCCACATCATGTTGATAAGCATTTCAAATTAAAACAAGAACATGGTGATGGCGTAAGTCATCGTTATCTTATTTTTTTAGAAGATTGGAAAAGAGGTCATTACTATGAGGTACATGATCAGCCGTTTACAAAATGGCGCAAAGGAGATTGGGTAAAGTTTGGTATAGATGATTGGCACTTAGCAGGTAATATGGGAGATGAACCATTTTACTCTGCACAGATAACAGTATTAAAGAATGTATAAAGGACATAAAGATATTTCATTTGTTACAGATGAAATGATTTATAGAATAAAATTTACTGAACATACTAATACAGTTTATAGTGCTGGGTTTTGGGATAGAATTGGTGTAGCAGTTCCTGATTATCCACATGATTCACCTTGGGTATATCAAGTGTTTGAGAGCGATTGTGATTATTGGGTACATGAAGTAAAACATTTATTTGATGATGTTCTCAAATATAGTGTAGCAACAGTAAACTGCATAAAACCTGGAAGGTTTATAGCACCACATACTGATACACTTTTTAAGATAAAGGAACGTGTAAAGCAGGAAAAATTAAACGTCAAAGGATTAGAGCCTGTAAGAATAAATTTATTTTTACAGGATAGATTAATGGGGCATTATTTTGAAATGGAAAATGAATGTTGGATAGATTATAAAAAAGGAGACTTTACAGTAATTAAACCTAATGCAGAACACCATGTTGCTAATTTAGGATACCAAAATAGATACACATTACAAGTTACAGGATTTGCAGAAAAAGGAACATTTTAAGGAATTAACATGAGAATATTTATAACAGGAGCAGACGGTTTTATAGGTCAGCACATGGTGGAACGACTAAAAGACAAACATGAGTTAGAGTTTTTAAAAGAAGATTTAAGAGACCATGCCAAAGTGGGTTTCCAAATTAAACAATTCGATCCTGAGATAATTGTACACTTGGCGGCTAGAACAGAAGTACAAGATAGTTTTTATGAGCAAATTACTTTTAGTGAAGTAAATTATGTGGGCACAGTAAATTTAATTGAAATAGCCGCAACGTTACCTAATTTAAAAAACTTTGTGTTTGCAAGTACAATGGAAGTATATGGCTGGCAACCAATAAGTGATCTTATCAGAGATGGAAAAGAGGAAGGTATAATTGCATTTAATGAAGCAACACCACCTAATCCAAATGCCCCCTATGCCGTTGCAAAATATGGTTGTGAAAAATATTTAGAGTATGCTCACAGAAGTTATGGCTTACCATTTACAGCAATACGTCAAACAAATGCATATGGTAGAAAAGATAATGACTTCTTTGTTACTGAACAAATAATTACACAAATGCTTAAAAATCCAAAAGAGATAAATTTAGGATATGGTGAACCATACAGAAACTTTATATACATAGATGATTTATTAGATGCATGGGAAACAGTTATTACTCATCCAGATGAATGTGCCGGAGAAATATTTTGTATTGGACCAGACAATGCAATTAAGATTAAAGATTATGTTAAACTTATTGCAAGTAAACTAGGTTGGGACGGGCATGTAAATTGGAATACAAAACCTCCTCGTCCAGGTGAAATTTATTTATTAAACAGTACTAATCATAAAATTACAAGCAGATTAGGTTGGTTTCCTAAAGTAGAATTAAACGAAGGCTTAGATAGAACTATTGCTGTTTGGAAGGATGTTTTAGAAAACAATATACCTCATAATCAGGATAGAAGATTTTCTAAAGGAAAGTAATGTTCAATGTAACATTAGTTCAGCCTAATTTTCAGACTGGTCCTAAACACCTTAACAGTTACTATCTTCCGTATAGTGTTGGTGCTCTCTGGAGTTATCTTATACAACACTCTCATATAAAAGAAAATTATCAAGTAGATAACTGGATTTTTAGACGCGAAAATTTAAATGACGTTGTCAAACGATGTAAAAATACTGATATTGTTTTTATTAGTTTATATATTTGGAATAAAAATTATTGCCTAATGTTAGGTAAAATTTTAAAACAAACATACCCTAATATAAAAATTATCTTAGGCGGACCTGAAGTTCCACATAGAAATCCAAATTTCTTAAAGGACAATGACTATATTGATTCTATTGTAATAGGAGAGGGAGAGTTAGCAGTATTAGATATACTGGATACATACTTACAAAACAAACCCTTAGAGCAAGTATATGAACACGAGAGAATAAAAGATTTAAACTTACCTAGTCCATATACACAAGGATTATTTGATAATTTATTAATAGAATATCCAGAAATAGAATGGGTACCAACATTAGAAACTGATAGAGGGTGTCCCTATAGTTGTACTTTTTGTGATTGGGGTAGTGCAACAGCAAGTAAAATGTATAAACTTTATGACGAAAGAATACTTGCAGATCTCGAATGGGTAGCAAAAAATAAACTTCCTTATCTTGCTCTTACCTCAAGCAATTTTGGCATATTTAAAGATAGAGATCTTATGATAACAGATATGATTGTTAGTACTAATAAAGAATTAGGGTATCCTAAGGGTTTGAGTGTAAGTTATGCAAAAAATAGTAATGATACTGTTTTAGAAATAGTTAAAAAGTTTATAGATGTAAACATACAAACAGGTATAACATTAAGTTTGCAAACAACTACAGATGAAGTATTGGATAATATCAAAAGAAAAAACATGAAAATAAATTCTATAGAAGATATTATACAATCTGCCAGAGATAAAAATGTGCCTGCTCTTACAGAATTAATTTTAGGTATGCCTGGTGAAACTACAGAAACTTGGTTAAGCACATTAGAAGATATTTTAATACACCAAATAGAAACATTAGATGTTTATTTTTTACAACTATTGGTAAATTCTCCTATGTATGTAAAACAAATTCGAGAATATGATTTAGAAACATTTAATGCTTACGATTTCTTTTATGGTGTACAAAATGAAAAATTTGAATATGATAAAGAACACAAAATATCTGAATCTATAGAAGTTATTAAAAGCACAAATACAATTAATGAAGAGCAAATGGAAGACGTTGCAACATTTACAGCATTCGTTTTGGGTTTCCATATGTTTGGTATTTCAAATATCATAGCAACATATTTGTATGAAAAACAAGGTAAATCATATTTAGAATTTTATAAAGAATTATATAATTTTATAATAGATAAAGATCCTAATTTAAAAAATTGGATACAGCAATTAAAAAAAGGATTACAAGATTGGAAAAAAACAGGATATATGGAAACTACAATAGATGGAGTCTATATAGAAGGTTGGAAATTTTTCCATTCACTCATGCCGATTATACAAAATAATAATTTAGAAACATATTATATTTCTTTAGTTGAACAATTTTCTAAAAATTTTACAACACAAGATGTTTTAGATGATTATACTAAAATATCAAACTTACAAATCAAACAATTCGGGTCATATATACATGAATCTATCCATGTTACAGTCAAAAGTGACCTTTTCCCAGCAAATCTTATTATTTCTGATAGATACGGAGACTACTTGGTTAAAAAAGAAGAACATTTAGATATGTTATTTTTTGGAAGACGAAGAGGATGGCACCTTAATAAAATAAGTCTTGACAAATAATTAAAGTTCTGTTAGACTAAATTTTTATTGAGGAGTATTATGGAAGTTTATTTTATATTTGGCATCTTTATAATGGCCAACTCGTATTTCATGTATAAAGCAGGACAAAGAGAAGGCAGATTCGAAGGAATGTTATCGTTGACTCAGTTTTTCCGTACCAAGGGTGTATTGAAAGATAAAAATAAAATAGTTGGATTTAAAAATTGGCCTATAGCAATACAAATGCTTTATACTGATCCTAGAGAAGAACTATTTGAGGACTAAACACATACATGGCAAGAAGAAAAGCAAAGACCAGAAGTATATACATTACTAAAGAACCAGAATGGAAAAACTTAATGATGCTCACAGATCCTGCAGAGCAGGAAAATGCATTTAGAGGTTGTGAATATTTTGTAAGAACAGAGATACCACGTAAAAAAATTATAGAAGCCTGTAAAAAATGGATCAGAGATGCATCAGGCTGGGACAAAGAAGAGATAAAGGTAATTTTAGCAAATCCTGATTGGTCTTTTAGTGCGGCAGGATTGTCCTGCTATGTTTGGTCAAGGCTTGGGTATATGCCAGAAAGTATAGAAAAGCATTATCACGAAAAAAGAAAACAGGAATGGATAACACGTGGTAAAAAAGAACTATCAGAAAAGAAAGAAAAAGCAAAAGAAAATCCTAAAAAAGTTATAAGCATACAGGAAAGAATGAAACAGCAGGTAAATGATCTTTGTGCTGAATGGGAACACCAATTAGATCTTCTAGTAGAAGGTGATTACAATTTAAAAGATTTTGATCCATATAAAAATATGCTAGTACATCAACCAGAAATAAAGGCCGCTCATGCTAAAATTATTAAGGATGATTTTAATGCTGGTTACCAAGAAGCATTAGAAGTTAAGGAATGGAGTGATCCAGATATAAAAGAAGGGTATGCTCACTTAACAACAAAACAACGTAAGCAATATTTAGAGTTTTTTGAAAAAATCAATACTGCATGTGATACAATTATAGAAACTAAAAAGACAACTAGAAAGGCTCGTAAGCCTAGGGCTAGAAGTAAAGAAAGTATTATTAAAAAATTAAAATTCCAAATTAATGATAGTGAATTAGGTATAGCAAGTATTCATCCTACAGAGATTGTTCATGCTAATGAGTTATGGGTTTATAATACTAAAACAAGAAAGTTAGGCGTGTACCATGCTAAAAATAAAGATCCAAGGGGTATGGGCAGAGACGGCTTGATGGTAAAAGGACAACTATACAGGACTTTTGTGAAGATTCTAGTTTGCAAAAAACACTTAGAAAACCCAAAGAACAAATATCAAATTGGACTGGCAAAGCAAAAACTAAATTTGCTAAAGCATTTGATGAATTAACCACTACAGGCATAAAGATGAACGGTAGAATGAACGATAACACAATCATACTACAGGCGTTTTAATTGAAAATTAGATAAATAGTACTATGCCAGTAGATCAAATAGGATATAAAAACAGAGAAGAACTTGTTAATGAGTTGCAAATACGTCTGGCAGACGGTATTGTAGATGTTGAATTAGATAGGGCACACTATGATGTGGCTATTGATAAGGCAATTGCATTATACAGACAACTTAGTGCAGGTGCAGTAGAAGAAAGTGCTCTGTTTTTAACTACATTAGAGGGTGTAACAGAGTATACCTTACCAGATGAGGTAATGGAAGTACGTAGATTATACAGAAAGGGTGTAGGTACTAACAGTGGCGGCGGAACTAATTTTGATCCTTTTGATGTGGCATTCAATAACATGTACTTGTTACAAGCAGGGCAAATGGGTGGATTAGCAGTCTTTGATGCTTTTAGTCAATACAAAGAAGTTTTAGGTAGAGTATTTGGTAGTGAATACAATTTCCTTTGGAATAGAAATACCAAAAGACTCAAAATTTTAAGAAATGTGAGACACGAAGAAGAGATTGCTGTAGGTATCTATAATTTTATACCAGAGAGTATTTTACTTAAAGATGTTTATGCGGCCAATTGGTTAGCAGGATATTCTCTAGCACAAAGTAAAATGATGTTAGGAGAAGCAAGAAGTAAGTATGCAAGTGGTTTACCTGGAGCAGGTGGAGCCATACAGTTAAATGGTGATGCATTGAAACAAGAAGCAATATCAGAAATGGATAAAAGTAGAGAATCTTTATTCCAGAAAGAAGAGGGTAATGCCCCACTAGGATTTGTAATAGGATAATGATAATAGGCATAACCGGTTTTATAGGCAGTGGCAAAGATACAGTTGCCAACATGTTTGTAGAAAGAGGTTGTGTTCATGATAGTTTTGCGGCTCCCCTAAAAGACGTTTGTTCTAGTATTTTTGGTTGGGAAAGGTCTTTGCTGGAAGGTGATACGGTAGAAAGCAGAGAATACAGAGAAACACCTGATATGTTTTGGACTAAGAAACTAGGTGTTCCTAATTTTACTCCTAGATTGGCACTACAATTACTGGGTACAGAAGTACTTAGAAATCATTTTGACCAAGATATATGGCTTAATAGTTTAGAATATCGTATAAGAAAACAAAAAGAAAAGGCTTCATGTACTGTTATAAGTGATGCCCGTTTTAGAAACGAATTAGATTTGATAAAAAACATGGGCGGAGTTGTAATTTGGGTACAACGTGGTGAACTTCCTGAATGGTTTGAAGTAGCAAAAACGGCACACGAAAACGTTGTACATAGAAAAATTATGCAAACGAAATACAGAGACGTTCATGAAAGTGAATGGAATTGGGCAGGCTACCCAGTTGATTATATCATAAATAATAATGGCACTCTCGAAGACCTTGCCAAACAAGTTGAAGACATCAGAGATTTAAAAACTGGTGAATTTAAACAAAAACTAAAATTAGTTTAATACCACATAATACCTCCTAAATTCCTTAAATACGTTAAAATACAGTATTCTGATAAATACATGTAAGAAATATTTCTTAAGGAGAACAATATGGCAACTTTAGTAAGTCCTGGTGTTAGTGTAACGACTACAGACGAAAGTTTTTACGCCCCCGCCGGTGCCGGTTCAGTTCCTTTGATTGTTATTGCAACAGCACAGGATAAAACAGCACCTGACGGTAGTGGTACAGCCGCTTTCACAACATCAGCAAATGCAAATAAACTTAAATTGATCACAAGTCAAAGAGAGTTATTACAGAACTATGGTAATCCAGTATTCAAAAATAGTGGTTCTACACCTTTACATGGTGATGAGCAAAACGAATATGGTTTACTTTCAGCCTATAGTTTCTTGGGAATAGCCAATAGAGCATACGTTTTAAGAGCAGATGTAGATTTAGGTGACTTGGCATCAAGTTCAACAGCACCAACAAATAATCCTGCTAACGGTTCATATTGGTTAGATACTGCCTCAACTAGTTGGGGTGTGTACGAGTATGTCTCAAGTGCATGGGTAAAACAAACAGTTAAACAACCAACAGCATCTGATATAGATTCAGACGGTGTAACACCAAAAGCAAGTTTTGGACAAGACGGCGAATATTGTGTCGTTTATCTTACAACTTCAGGTGGTACACAGCCTAAAATTAGTTTCTTCCAGAAACTAAGTGGATCATGGATTAACATTGGTTCCTCAGCATGGTCAAGTGCTGTAAGTGGATCAGCAGGTGACTTCCAATTTGCAAGTCATTTAGCAATACCAAGTACAAAATCAGGTGGTGGTGCCTTAACAGCAGGTGATGTTCATATTAGAACAACATCAGCAAATAATGGATCAAATCTTGTTGTTAAATTATATAGTTCAACAACTGGACAATTTACAACAGAATCAATTGTTATAGATTCTAAATCAGATTCAGTATATACAAATACTTATAGTTCACCAAAAGTTGGTGATTTATGGGCAAATACTGAAGGCGAAGATGGTATAGCAAATATTACTTTACAAAGACATAATGGTGAATCTACATTATCAGTAGCAAGTTCAACAGCATTATCAGGAACACAAGATGTTTCTGGACACTCTGGAAAAGTAAGTTTCAACATTACAATTAATGAAGGAACAGCGATACCAGTTACTTTCTCAACAGGCGGTGCAACAGCATCAGTTGATAACTTAGTAACTGATATTCAATCAGCATTATCAGGTGCTAACGCAGTAACAACTTTTGCAAATACTGTATCAGCATCAAATGATGGTGGTAAAATTACTTTCACAACAAGTACAGGTAAAGATATTAAAATAGCAGATGGTAACGTTTCAGGATATGGTTCTGCAAACTTAAACATAACTGCTGGTACATACAGTAACTTTAAAAACCTAAGTTTCACAGCAAGTGCAACATCACTTACAGGTGCGGCTACAGAAGGCGATCTTTGGTATGATAACAACGTATCAAACGACAACGTTGATATACTATATCAAAATAGTGGTTCATGGTCAACATACTCTAACGATGTACAATTTGCGGCTTCGTCCCCAACAGTACAATCAGATGGTACAAGTTCTTTATCAACTGGAGATTTATGGATTGACAGCAGTGATTTAGAAAACTTCCCTAAAATTTACAAAAGAAGTGCCGCAGGTGCTTGGGTATTAGTAGATAATGCAGACCAAGTAACTTCAGACGGTATTATATTTGGAGACTTTAGAGCAAGTAGCGATGGTAGTCTAATATCAACAGCAAACGGATTGCCTAATCCTGCTTTATACCCAAGTGGTATGTTAGCATGGAACAAAATGGCTTCTGTTGGTAATGTTAAAAAGTATGACGCAACTAACAGTTTATGGAAAGATCATTCTGGTAATAAAGCAGATGGCTCTCCTTACATGATGCGTAAGGCTCAAAGACAAGTAGTTGTTACAGCACTTCAAAGTGCCGTTACAGCAAGTTCAGAAATCAGAAATGAAACAAATAGATTTAATCTAATTGCATGTCCTGGTTATGGTGAGCTACTTGATGAGATGATTACTTTAAGTACAGATAGAAAAAATACTGCATTCGTAGTTGGTGACGCACCACTTAGATTAGCGGCTGATTCTACAAGTACGGCGGCATGGGCAAATAATACAAATAACGCAACAGTAAACGGTGAAGACGGACTAGTAAGTTCATCACCATATGCGGCTGTATATTACCCACATGGTTTAGCAACAAACCTAGACGGTACAAATGTTATGGTTCCAGCAAGTTATATGGCTTTAAGAACTATTGCATTTAACGACCAGGTTGCTTTCCCATGGTTTGCTCCAGCAGGATTCCAAAGAGGATTAGTAAATAATGTTTCAAGTGTTGGATATTTAGACTCTGCACAAAGTGAGTTTGAAGCAGTAGCACTAAGTGAAGGTCAAAGAGATAGCCTTTACAGTAACAAAGTTAATCCAATTGGTAACTTCCCAGGAAGAGGTATTGCTGTATTTGGACAGAAAACTCTTAACCCTAATGCTAGTGCATTAGACAGGGTTAATGTTGCACGTTTAGTAGTTTATATAAGAGAAAGACTTGACGATATTGTTAAGCCATTCTTGTTTGAACCAAATGACGAAGTAACAAGAGCAAATGCAAAAACAGTAGTAGATAGATTCCTTGGACAACTAGTTGCACAAAGAGGTTTATTTGACTTCATCACAGTTTGTGATACTACAAATAACACAGCGGCTAGAATAGATAACAATCAATTGTATATAGATGTAGCAATACAACCTGTTAAAGCAGTTGAATTTATTTATATACCAATTAGAATCCAAAATACATTGGGCTCAACAGCATAAGTTTATTAACTTAACAATTAAAGGGCAGTTTTACTGCCCTTTTTTGTGTCAGAATTAAAACTAGAGTTAATTAAATTGACCCAAAGATGATAAATATTCGTATAATTAGTTCATAAAGAACAAATGGAGTAAAAAATGGCAACATCATCAGCAACAACAGAAACAAAAAGTAAGTTTGGTGTACCTACCGGAACCGGTACTTCTGGCATCTTAATGCCTAAGTTAAAGTATAGATTCCGTGTAAGTTTTCTAAACAACTTTGGTGGTTCTACTAATACTGTGTCACTGACACAGAACGTTCAAAGTGTGGTAAGACCTAAAATAAACTATGAGGAAGTAATTATTGATAGTTACAACTCTAGAACTTATTTACAAGGTAAGCACACTTGGGATCCAATTAGTGTTACAATTAGGGATGATATACAGAATAAAGTTGCTAAGTTAGTAGGTGCACAGGTACAAAGACAACTTAACCATTTCCAACAAACAACACCAGCCGCAGGTTCCGACTATAAATTTGATATGCAAATTGAAGTATTAGACGGTGTAAATGCAGGTGCTAGTGAAGTTTGGTTCCTAGAAGGGTGTTTCTTAACACAATCAGATTACAGTGAAGCAGATTATAGTTCTAACGAACAGCAGACTGTTACTATGATGATACGTTATGATAACGCAACACACTTCCAAGGCGATAATGATGTTAATGGAAGAGTTGAAGCGGGTAATCCGTTCCCTGATGATAATACACTAGCAGATAATAGCGGCGTTATAGTATAATAACGGAGTACTCTAGTGAAATATACACGTTTTACTGGTAAAAATACAGTAGACAACTTTTATGCTAGAGACTTTAGGAATAACTATAGGTTTAGGCCAGAAGTTAATCCTCCTAGACAGCAGTTTCAGGGATATGTAAATTTCATATTCAATAGAAACGTATTACAGTTATTAGGTAATGAGAATCTAACATTTAAAACAAGTATGAGCAGTTTGGTAAGAACTGCTCAACTTCCTGCCGTCGATTTTCAAATGGCGGTAAAAAATAATTTCAATAAGAAAAGAAATGTGGTTACAGGAGTTGAATATTCTCCTGTTGAATTAACAGTCTTTGATACAGTAAACAATGAATGGCTAACTGTTTTAATGAAATATTTTGCATATTTACATATGGACCCAAGGAATAAAAATTCGTTTGGTGATAGAGATATAAATTTTTACACTCCAATGGCTGAAGAAACTCCAGGTAGTTCATTTGGTGCCGGTGGTAAATTTAATAGTAATGAAGCAGGTATAAATTTACAAGTAGATCAAAACTTTTTTGAACGTGTAGATTATATTCTATATGCCGGTGGCAAGGGTGTACAATACAGTTTAATGAAACCAATGATAAAATCCTTTGCACCAAAAAATATAGATTATTCTTCTAGTGATTTTATGGAGTTTAATATAAACTTAGTATATGAAAACTTTACTACATTTGATATTGTAAACTTCGATTTAGGTAAAGTAGACTTAGACAGATTTGAAGATATCGGTGACTTTACTATACCTGGTGAGGAAAATCTTAAACCTATATCATTAGAAAACGAAACAGATTTTGCTTTCCTTGGTAATAAATCAGGTAATAATGTACCAGGTATAGGTACAAGGCCCAGAACTGCTCAACCGTTAACTAAGTCAGGCGATCCTATTACAGATTGGTTAGAGGATAACTTAGGAGATACCGTAGGCGGATTCCTAGGTGATGCTTTATCAAGTGCTGTTGGCGTAAAGCCAACATATGGCGACTGGAAAGATAAGGTAGAAAATGATTTAATAGATGGTATCGCTAGTGGAATAGCAAATGCAGTAACTAGACCCCCAAAAGATAAAGGAGACAGTTAATGAGTACATCCTTATACGAAACATTTGGCAGTGAAATAAATTATAAATTTACAGCAGGTAAATTAGAGGCATATTTAGAAAATGCAAGTGTAAAATTTCCTATACCTGAAGCGAGTTCAGAAATACTTGCTGAATTGGCCAAAGTTAAAGAAGTTGCTATAGATCCTCAAAAATTAGATGTTATAAAAACTAAACTTATTGCAATTGGATTTGGAAAATCTAATGCAAATGCAATGGCAAGAGTATTAATACAGATATCAAATGTACAAAATATAGACCCTACTGCATACTTTGATATGAATGCAGATACATTAAAGTTAAGTGTAGATGCATTCGAAGCCATGAATGCTGTAAGGCCGGCAGGAAATAAAGTAGATATCAAGAGCTCTCTAGATAATTCAAGAAGTAAAGTTGCTAAATTAATTAAGGCCTAACATGGGCAAATTCGCTACAGGAAAATACGAAGTAGTCAACATAGATAAATTTGTTGGCAATAGAAATCCTACCTATAGAAGTAGTTGGGAACTTGCTTTTATGAGAATGTGTGATTCACACCCTAACATAACTAAATGGGCAAGTGAAAATGTCAAGATACCATACAGACATCCTGTATCAGGTCATTATACAAATTATGTGCCTGACTTTATGATTCAATACATAGATAAAAATGATAAACCACATGTGGAATTAATAGAGATTAAGCCTCGTAATCAAACAACAATGGAAAGTGCTAGGTCACAAGGGCAAAAACTACAAACAGTTATAAATGCGGCTAAATGGACAGCGGCACAAGAGTGGTGTAAACGTAAAGGTATACGTTTTAAAGTTATCAACGAAGATCAAATATTTTCTAATAAGAAACCTCGCAAGGCGAAAAAAAGAATTTCTAAGCCTAGAATCAAATAAATAGTAATATGACTAAGAAACTAGAAGAAGAATTTAATCTACCTCCTATTGAAGAAGTTACACAACAGGAAACATTACCTACTATAGAAGAATCTAAAGAAACTATAGAAGAAGTACAAGGTGCTTTAAGTGTTAGTGAAAAGATAAATTTAGCATTTAAAGAAATAAAAGGATTAGAGGATCACGAAGTTGAAATGAATGACATAGCCAAAAAGGCTATAGAAAGTTATGAGCAACTTATGAATCTAGGTATGAATGTTAGTGACATGGCGGCAGGCAAAGTTTTTGCAGAAGCAAGTAATATGTTAAAAATTGCTTTAGATGCCAGTGATGCCAAAACAAAAGCAAAACTACAACAAATAGATTTAATGCTTAAAAAAGCCAGAATAGATAAGTTTAGTGATAAAGGTTCTGGTGATACAGAATCAGTACAAGCAACTGTTTTTGATAGAAACGAATTATTAAAAATTATTAATACTAAAGATACTGATTAAAGTAAATCTATAAAAAGATCAGTAATAGGATTTTGATAGTCTTCACCTTTATGTCTTCTATCCCTACCAAACGTTACAGCATTTTCATTTAAATTATTGATATTTACATCCATATGATACAACTCTGTATTATTTTCTTTACAAATGTGTTCTAACATTAATTTATTCTTCATGCTATTGAATTCACTATTGTTGTCATCATTGAAATATTGTTCTATAAACGGATTTCTTTCAGGAAACTTTGCAAACTCAAATTTAGTGTAACTGCGATAACTTTGTGTTAGTTGTTCTTTATCTGATGTTATAAGTTCAAATCTTTTAGGAAAGGGCCATAAACAAAATACTTTTTTAGGTTTTAATACATCAACCCAACCCATTGCTAATCTTACGCAAAGATCTCTACTGCCACCACCAATACCTAAATTATATATTTTCATGCCTAAGTGTTCTTCTAATTTAGAAGGCCACACTAACTCTATAGGCATAGCAGTACCCATTGTGTAACTACAACCTAATGCAATACAACAATCTTCTTCATAATTGAATTCATGTGTTCTGAATCCATTAGAATTAAATTTGTATAAAACTTCTAATCTTTTATTTGCAATACGTTCGTTAGGAAGAATTTTTT